ATTGATGATTTTACAACATTTACTAATGACATGTATGATGTAAAACCTGATGAAAGATTTATTTTTTATCTTATAAGACATGGTGAAGCAAGTCATAATGTAAAAAAAGGTTTACCAAAGCTGTTTCAAAGTATTTCGGGAGAAAAAGATACATCTTTAACTACTAAAGGGGTTGAACAAGCACGACGAATTTATGGAAATATTAGAGAGTCAGAACGAAATTTAACTAATCCAGATACTTTATATTTATTTTCTTCCGATCTCAAGCGAACTAGAGAAACAATGGCTAATTTTATAAGTGAGTTGCGTAAGCATAACACAACAAAATATGTTTTACCAGAAACAATTGAAGAAGAATTAATAGTGTTACCTTGTGCACATGAATTAAATTATAAAAACGATGGTAAATGTGATGGAAGACAATTTTTAACGGCAAATGAAAATATAATGAATTGTGATAGTAGTCGTCCAGAATGTCAGACAGAAGGAGGTCATAATGTTAATTGGGACATTTATACAAGATTTTATAATGGAACAAGAACAAAATCAAAAAGCGGAAAACAAAAATGTCGTAATACAGATATGATAAAAGAAGCAATTGAATATATTAGATCAGCTGATCCTCATGTAGATCGTAGGCATTCTCGGTGGTTAGCTCCTGTATTGAACTTCGATGAGGAATATTTAGGTGCTGATGATGTGCGGGCGGCGGCGCGGGCCGAGGCGGCAGCGGACAGGGAGGCTGCTGCTGCTGGTGCTGATCATGTTCTTGATCCTGATTCGGTTTTTAGAGGAGATGATGATGACTCCAATGAAGATGAATGGAGATATAGTGGTGCTCGTGGTAGTGGCAAGAGACGCAGATTACAAACAAAAAGAAATAAAGTTAATAAGAAAACAAAGAGAGAAATAATTAAAAAAAATAAAAAAACAAGAAAACAAAAAAATAAAAAAACAAGAAAACAAAGAAAACAAAGAAAACAAAGAAAATAAATATTTAATAAATATTTAATAAATATTTAATAAATATAAAATATATATGTCATCAGTTCCTTTAAGATATGTTCCAAATAAATTAACAAAAAAAGATAAAAAAAATATTAAAAAAGAGTTAAAAAAATCCAGAAAATTATACAAGCGAGGTATTTATTATACTCGTAAAAAAGTAAAATCATTTAAACCGAAGGTTTCTAACCATATTTCAACGGCAAAGCGAATTTATAAAGTTAACAATATTATTCCAAATAAAGAATTATCTAAAAAAACGGGGTGTTCTATAAATGCTCTTAAAAAAATAGAAAATAAAGGCATGGGTGCGTATTATTCGTCAGGTTCTAGACCAAATCAAACCGCTCAATCATGGGGACGTGCTAGATTAGCAAGTTCCATTACAGGAGGAAAAGCATCCGCAGTTGATTTAGATATATTAAAAGAAGGTTGTTCCGCAAAAAGCAAGGCATTAAGAATGGCTATTAAGAATAAAAAATACGGTTTAAAACATACGCCATCAATTATGATTGGTGGAAAAAATGATATGAGAGAAAGAATAATAAAGTTTGAAAAAAGTTCAAATCCAGATAAAAAATACATGGCGATTATTGAAGATATAAATACAAAAAAAACAAGAATTATACATTTTGGTGCGTCTGATTATGAGCAATATAAAGACAGAACACCTTTAAAATTATATTCTAAGAAAAATCACGGAAACAAGAGTCGTCAAATGAATTATTACAGCAGACATAGTCACGGAATAAGTAATAGAAAAAAAGCAATAGAATATGAAATAAAAAAATCGGATGGTTATTATAATGCAAAAATATTAAGTCATATTTATTTATGGGGATAAATCATATTACAAATTTACATAATATGATTTTTTAATTTTTTATTATTTAAATTTTTACAGATTTTTCAGGAATAACTTTTAATTCTTGAACAATTTTTTCAATTTCCTCAAATGTTTGTTTAAAATTAAAATCACATTCGTGTTCTTCAGGCAATCTATGTTTGACGCAGTATATTTTATTACATTTACATGGATAATCAGTTAGTGTTATTTTTTTTATACAATTTTTATTAGAACATCTTGTTTTTGTAGACATTTTTATTGTATATTATATTGTATGTTATAATAATAAAATTTTATATTATTATAATTGTTTATTATAATTGTTTATTATAATTGTTTATTATAATTGTTTATTATATTTTTATATATTTTAATTATCAGTTTTACCAGAAACATCAAACGTAAGATCACTTAGACCATGATCCGTATCTGAACTAGTCACAACATTATCACCTTCAAATAATTCTCTACGAATATCAGCAGATGTTACATTAGAAGAAGTTTGAGACAATAGTTGCATTTCTTGAGTATTCATATCTTTAACACTAACTAAGTTACCATCTTTATTAAGTGTTTGTGTCAATTTATTACCACTTTCAAGAGCTTTCTTTTTATTGTCTTCAATGGCTTTAGCTTTGGCATCCTTTACACGCTTGTCAAATTCTTCTTTAGCCTTTTCTTCATTCTTCTTCTTTTCAGACATCAACTGATTGAGTTCATCTTCTAAATATTCAACACGACCAGTCTTATATGCCTCTGGATGGAAAGGAATCCATAATCCAACAGGTCCAACATATACATCATGATTTGGGTCTATTTCTCTCAACATTTTGCATCTCAATTCGGCTTCTTGTTGAGTAGGAAAACATCCTCGCACTTTTAGACCACGTGTACTCGTCTTGAAATTGTTCAAGTTATTAAATAATTTATCTAAATCATCTTCACGTGCATCTAGAAAATTCTTATAATCATCTAACATGTTAGACTTATTCAAAGTTTCTTTTTCTTCTTTTACAAAAGCCTGTAAATCTTCAGTAACACTTTCAAAATTCAATCCGTATTTATAAGAAACAAAATTTAAAAATTGAGTAAACTTTTCCATAGATTTAGTAAAATCCCAACCTTTTACAAATTCTTCCATTAAAAAATGTTGACGCTGTTTAATGATATGTTCAGGAGATACAAAAGAAACACAACAGAATTTTTGTCCTGCGATAGGTTTATCTTCATCTAATAGATCAACATATTTAGGATTTTCAGTTTTATCTAAATTATACCTATATTCAACACCAGTCTGGCGATTATCTTTAGAGATATTAGACATTTTAGAATTGGACATTATATACTTTAATTCAATATATTGTTTTAAGTTTTTTTACGAATAATATATTTTTTTCTAATTAATTAATATAAATGATGAATCTCGGTGATTTTTTTGATTTTAGTGAGTTGCTTAAAAGGCTTATTAAATATTTAGTAGAAGGTTTAATGGTTGCAATTGCTGCTTATGCTATTCCTAAACGCAATTTATCTCTTGACGAAGTGGCATTAATTGCTTTGACTGCGGCCGCTACATTTAGCATTCTTGATACATATTTGCCTAGCATGGCTGTTTCGGCTCGTGGTGGTGCTGGCTTTGGTATTGGTGCCAACCTTGTTGGATTTCCTGCAAGCAGACCCATGTTTTAATTATATAAATTAAATAAATAAATTAAATAAATTAAATAAATTAAATAAATTGAATAAATTGAATAAATTGAATAAATTAAATAAATTGAATAAATTAAATAAATTAAATAAATTATGTAAATTATGTAAACAAAAAATCATATTAAGATTTAATTTAATATGATTATAAATATTAAACAAAAATATTAAACTTTATATAATGAGCTGGAAATTAAAAAATAGTAAAGTTTTAGATGATTTATATCTCTCTCAATTAGAAAAATATAACCCTGAATTGATATACAAAGCAGATGATATAATAGACGGATTAAGAAAATTAAACAAAGAATATCCAAATAAAAATATAATTATAATGCGTTCAAATAACTCCAATAAAGCTTTTATTTGTTTTAAAGGAGAGAATTGCGATAAATTAAAAAATAAATTTGATATGATAATTGATAATTATAAAATGAATTATGACAATATAAATAAAACATTAAGCGAATACAAGATATAATATGTTAAAATATGTTAAAATATGTTAACATAATTAATTTTTAGATTGTTGGAATAAATTCCCAGTCTAATTCTTCACAAATTTTCTTCCAAATTTCATCTTGTTCCATCATTTTCTCTCTATCTTTAAGAAGTGCAAAGTATGGTAAGAATTCATTTTGTCCGAGTAGTTCGCATAATTTATAAACAGTGTAATAATAATTCAAAAAATTAACACGATCATCTGGACAAAACTTAGCATAGGGTCCTTGTATATCAATAAATAAATTGCATAATGTTTCTTCTAATTCAGGTGCCATGATAGGCGGTTTAATGCCTAATTTATCTTTTATAAATGGGATATGTTCATAATATTTATTATATCCAAGTTTTTTAAGAATTTCTTTCATTTTTTTATTTGTGATTTGTTTTAATGTAATTCTCTCTTTTTTAATTTGTTGCTTAATGTCTTCTAGCACATCTTCGTGTATTTGGGTTGTTTCTTTAGCTTGGAATTGTGCTAATATTTCACGAAAATGATTAATACGTTTATATGCATAAAAGCATACTTCTTTAGGCGGTTCTTTATATGAAGGTTTTTCATTTTCAACTAAGTATTTGGTATTTTTTCCACAATTTTTGCAAACTAATATGCCTTCATGTTCAACAGGAATTAATTCTCCTTTATGGCAATATTGACAAATATCTTTTTGTGTTATATAATTATTCATATCAAAAAACGTTTCATCAATATTATTCAAAAATTTTTGAACATTATTTTTTATAAAATTGTTTTTTTCGGTTTCTTTGTTAGAATTATTTTTAATATTAAAAAAACTATCTAATTTGGTGGTTTTATTTTTACCATCAGCAATTTGTTTTTTATTTTCAAAATAATCAAAAATATATTTAGAATTATCTAGATAATATTTTTTCTTTTTAATTTTAATATCTTTTATATTTTTTTTAATTAAATTAATTTTATCTTCAATTTCCAATTTTTCATCAACAGTAATATTTTCTTTGGATAAATTTAGCAATAATTGCTTTTTTTCTAAAATTAATTTAGGAAGTACAACATTTTCATCATTTTCAAACATCTCAATCATTTCAGTGTGTTTTCCATCTAAAGTAACAATGCTATTTTGGTTTACTACAATTTTTTTGGTATTCTTTGGCTTAAATATTGGCATAATTATTAATTAATTAAAATATGTTATATTTAATTTAGTATTTATCATAATGATATATTTAAGGTAGAATAAACTTTAACTTTTCTCTCAACAACGTAATGGACATTCATATAAATACAGATGAAAAGATACAAATAGACTATTTAACATTGCAAAAGATGGCCTTTTTATTTAATGCTTTAGAAGATGGTTGGCAAATAAGAAAAAGTAAAGAAAAATACATTTTTACTAAAAAGCATGAAGGTAAGAAAGAAGTGTTTTTAGATAGTTATTTGAAACGGTTTGTAGAGGAGAATTTTAATATTAATAAAATAATATCTTAAAATTATTTATTAAATTATTAATTAAATTATTAAATTATTAATTTTTTGAGAATTAATTTAATTTCCAAAAAATTTTTTTCTTTAGCAATATTATAAAATGGGAGGTGGATTAATGCAACTCGTCGCTTATGGTGCCCAAGATGTATATCTTACGGGTAACCCACAAATTACTTTCTGGAAGGTCACTTATCGTCGCTACACTAACTTTGCCATGGAGTCTATTGAACAGACTTTCAATGGCCAGGCTGACTTTGGTCGCCGTGTAACCTGCACCATTAGTCGTAATGGTGATTTGGCTTACCGCACCTACTTACAGGTAACATTGCCTGAAATTAACCAGGCCATGGCTAATACTTCAGCTGCCACTGGTGCTTCGGCTTCAGGTGTCTATGCTCGTTGGTTGGATTTCCCTGGTGAACAGTTGGTTTCACAGGTTGAAGTTGAAATTGGTGGTCAGCGCATTGATCGTCAATATGGTGACTGGATGCACATTTGGAACCAGCTCACTTTGACTTCTGAACAACAGCGTGGTTACTACAAGATGATTGGTAACACCACTCAGCTTACTTTTATCACTGATCCTTCGTTCAGTGCTGTTGATGGTCCATGTGACAGCAACGCTCCTCGCCAGGTCTGTGCCCCACGCAATGCTCTTCCTGAAACTACATTATATGTTCCTTTCCAGTTCTGGTACTGCCGCAACCCAGGCCTTGCTCTTCCTTTGATTGCTCTTCAGTACCATGAAGTCAAGATTAATCTTGATATTCGCCCAATTGATGAATGCTTATGGGCTGTCTCATCGTTGAACTGCACTGGTTCAAGCACTAACATGAAGGTCACTCAGGCTTACAACCAGTCGCTTGTTGCTGCCTCGTTATATGTTGACTACGTATTCCTTGATACGGATGAACGCAGACGCATGGCCCAGAACCCACATGAGTACTTGATTGAACAACTTCAGTTCACTGGCGATGAATCGGTCGGTTCGTCATCCAACAAGATTAAACTCAACTTCAACCATCCATGCAAAGAACTCATCTGGGTCGTCCAGCCAGATCAGAACGTTGACTACTGCTCGTCGTTAGACTGCAACCAGTTACTCTACCGCACTCTTGGTGCTCAGCCATTCAACTACACTG